ATGGCAACGAAGAACAACATCCGCAGTATCCGGTTCAACGACGAGCTGGCCGAGCTGATCGACCGGCAGATCGGAGACACCTTCACGCAGAAGTTTGAAAACCTCGTCACCAAATGCGTGTGGGAGCTGCCGAACAGAGAGAAGCAGCTGAAGGACATTGAGGAGCAGATCAAAAAAGAGCGGGAACGGCTCTACAGGCTCGAACGAGCAACGGAACAACTCCGACAGCTGGAGAACGGCCTGAAGACGACACAGCATTATTTCAAATTCGTCGAGCGACGGGCGAAGGCGATTGCCGAAGCTGCCGAGGAAGAAATGTAACACAAGATACCCAGCCGGCCCAGCTGGCTGCGGCGTCGGAATGTGTTACAATAAGAAAAGCCATTCCCCGCGGGTCCTCCCGCGGGGAACTGTTTCAGATCAAACGCTTTTATTCAGGGATAACTTGGAGGGCTATGATGAAAAAGCAGTGCTACATGACCGCGGGAGAGCGGCACCAGCTCGAAGCCATGCGGAGGAATAAGATACCGATTGCGGAGATCGCGCGGCAGCTGAACCGAAGCCGACAGACAATTTACAACGAGCTTCGGCGCGGAAGCTATCTGCATACGGTCGATTATCAGGACGTTGTGCGCTACTCCGCCGACAAGGGACAGGCGATCCGCGAGCTGGCGTCAAAGTGCAAGGGCCGCAGGATCAAGACGGAGAACGACGCCAACTATATGGACTTTCTCGAATACATGATCTTAAAGGGAAAGTATTCTCCTGCGGCGGCGTTGGCCGAGGCCAGAGCGGTGGGCTACACCACGACGATCTGCGTGACGACACTGTATAGCTACATATCGAAGCGGAGGTTTCCAAGACTCCGTGACATGGACTTGCTGGAAAAGGTCAGCCGGAGACGCCGGAAGAAGAGTGAAGAGCCGAAGATCGCGCACAAGGACTATCCGAGTATTGAAATCCGCCCTGAACACATCGGTCAGAGGTCAGAGGGCGGACATTGGGAGATGGATTTGATCGTTGGATGCCGTGGCTCCAAGGCTGTGCTGCTCACGCTGACCGAGCGCCGGAGCCGACAGGAGATCATTATGAAGCTGCCGGATCGGAAAGCGGAGACGATCCGCAGGGCCATTGACCGGTTGGAGCGCAGGACGCCGCAGTTTCGGCAGAAGTTCCGCAGCATCACCACAGACAACGGCAGCGAATTTCTGCAATATGAGCAGCTGATCCAAAGCATCCGAGGTGGGAAAAGATTCCAAGTCTACTACTGCCATAGCTATGCGGCATGGGAGAAAGGAAGCAATGAGAATCATAACCGCATGATCCGAAGATTCTTTCCCAAGGGTACGAATTTCGACAAGGTGAAGCCCTCGGAGGTCAGAGCGGTGCAGGACTGGATGAACAACTACCCGCGCAAGATATTGGGCTGGAAAAGGCCCGGTGAAATAGCGTAACACAAAAACAGACGCCAGGATCTTCAGCTGCGAGATCTGCTGTGTTACGAAAGAGCGGCGGGGCCCGTGCGCTTCCGCATCGGTCCCCCGCCGCTTATTTACTCGATCCCAAGCACAGGGATCTTGCGCAGGATCCACATGACGCCCGCATAGATATGCTCAAAGTTGACTACCAGCACCACCAGTGGCAAGAGAATCTTGACCAGCGGCAGCGGGACGAAAAAGCCGATCAGTGAACAGTTATCAAAAACAAGGTCAAAGAAATTGCCGAGAGCAGAAACAACGGTCTGCGGCATATCCGGCAGAACATCGAGGATATTCAGAACAGCGTTCAACACCTGAACGCCGAGATTTCCTAACGCTTCAACCAACATTAGTTCCGCTGCACCTCCTTGAGCTTTTTATAGCACAAATGCAGAAACGCCACGACAAGCATACCGGAAACAACGGTCTTATAGATCATGTAAACCGTCTGCATCTGAGCGCTGCTGACCGCCGACTTCAAATTATATTCACCGGCTGCAATAATGGTCTTATTCTGCCATTCGACCGCATCCCAACGCAAAACAGGCTCCTGCTCTTCAAGTGTCGCCACAGTGCCGACAAAATCAGCAAGGACGGTAAACGGATAGGTCAGCAAGCCCATACGCCCCTGATATGTTGCTGTAATATCTGCGACAAACTCCGCAGCATAGCCCTCATGGGGAACGAAAAGCGCCTTGATCTTCTCGGCAATGGCAGCGGGCAGAGCCGTGATTGCGTCAATGATGCTTTGCAGCCAGCCCCAAAGCGTGGTAAAGAAAGCGCCTATTTTCTCAGCAATGGCGACAGGAATGCCCTTGATGGTCTCCCATATATTGGAGAGCGTTCCGGGCAGCTCTTTGATTTTCTCAAAGATTTGCGGGATATAGGGCAGATAAGGCTTTGCGTCCTCATCCGTGCCAGTATCGCCGCCTGTCTCCGTACCGGCAAGGTCGAGCGTAGGGGCTAAGGTATTAGCTTGAAGCCGGGCGAGAATCTGCTGCAATAAGCCCTCAATGGTCGTGGCCGTGCCGTCACCAACACCGGATAATGTAGGGTTTGCAGCTTCCTCCCCCTCGACAGGTAAGTCAATGGTGGGGTTTTTATAGTAAGACGGAGCAAAAACAGAAAGGCGAGATTCTAAAACATCATCAGGAGTAAACCGAATACGCGAATCAGAAGCCTGCAAGACGCGAACATATTCTTTTTCCAGACCATCTATAGCGCGGACGCCATATTGAAGAAAAGCTAAACCATCAGGAAGTTTAGCAATATATACGCCTTTGTACTTCTCCGCCATACGGTCAACATAGGAAACACCACCATTATAATAGCGATTGCTACCACTAAAAGAGTTATAATAAAATGAAATCCGAATCGTACCACCATTCGACGGATCCCATTCAATAAGAGCAACGCTCTTTCCATCTAAAGTTAAGGACACAGGCGAAAGCGTCTCAAAATCAGCATAAGAATATAACGGCGAACCCAAATCAAAGTCATAAATATAGTCGGTATAATCACTCGCCGAAATGCGCGTAAGAACAACACTGCGGCTCTGACCGTTATACACATTCGAACGAACGCTATTATCCCATGTAAGAAACTGACAATTTGCCACACCAGAGGATGAAAAAACGGGCTTTTCCTCACTACCAGCAGTTACGCCTAAATTCTGTGTAAGCCACGTTGTAAAATCCGAGAGTTTTCGAGCGATGGCGCGAGGAATTACCAGCTTGCCCCCTGAAAAGGACAGAGCACCCAAAAGAGCGCTTGTATCCTCGAAGCCGAGCCATGCGGCAAAAGAGGAAGCGGCATTTTCGGCAGATTCGTTGAACTCGTTCCATTTGTCGGTCAGGCCCTGCGCCAATTCGCCGCTTGTCATGCCGTTATTAGTGAAGATAAGGCCGCAGCCACCAGCAAAGGCCGAGAGCAAAGCGCCAATGACCACAGCATCATCCACACCGGCGATAGCCTTTGCTTCGCTCGGACGGTACGCGAATACGCCGAGGGTAAGGGTAAAGCAGAGGGCCAGAGCTATGTATCTGTTTGTATTCTTCATGATTTACCTCCTCCAAAACAACGAGTAGAGAAACCATGCCGCAAGCATCACGCCGACCGCAAAGGTCACTTCCGTGAGCCGGTCAAGCGAGGCCGTGAGCGTTTCCAAATACGGTTTCAAATCTTCTATCGTCATGCCGACATACTCGGTATAGGTCACAATGTCTCCCATTAGAACCGCACACGCTCCTTTCCGGTCACCATGCCGACAAAGGCATTGAATAGACGGCTTGCAAGGCCGCAGGCAATGACCAGCGGGCAACTGACGCCCATAAAGCCGACGAGCGTATCAATCACGCTTTGATAATCCATTTGTCCCCCTCCTTATCCTGAATTTGCTTTTCCGCGCCAACAAATTTGCCGCGCTCCACAACACGCGACGTATCATACCGCGCATACATGGACGGTGAATGAAACCATACAAATTTCTCCTTGACCTCTCCTGAAATATTCGTGCCGGTGCTGTCGTCGCTCTCCAAGCTGTCGCGGTCCAGCAGAGCATTGACCTGAATACAACCCATGTAATTCTTGCAGAGCATGACGCTTGAAAACTGCTCCCGCAGCGGCTTCGCCATACGACCAAATACCTGTGAGGTCGCAACGATATGTTTTCTCTGCTTCCGCTGCTGACTAATCTGCGTGATAACTTCAATGTTGATGTTCTTGCTTTCGAGACTGTTCATATAAAGCTGTATCTCATCCACGAAGAAGATCACGCCGCACTCACCGTTGCTATACCGTTTGAAATCATCGTTGTCGCAGAACTCGAAAACACGGTTTTCCGCAAGGTATCGCTGCTCATACTCAGCAAAGGCCTCCTCCGACATTTCAAATTTACCGTCTTTGATGAAGTCTGTTTTATCCTGATTGACAAACCACTCAAAGAAGGTAACGATGGGATAATCGGCAAGGGCCACATTGGTCACAAGCTTTGCATGAGGATATGCGTCCAGCAGCTTATAGACATAGTTGACCGCCGAGAGCGTCTTGCCCGTACCCTGTCCGCCGACGAAGATCGCCAAGCCGTCAGGGTCGAAATAATCAGGGTGAGCGCGTCGGAAACCAGCCTTATAGCGCAGCCAGTCGCGCAGGATAACAGGCCGCTTGCTCTCGCGGCACAATTCTTTTTCCAGCATTTTCCATACCTCCAAAAGCATTAAAAAAGGGGGCGTGAAGCCGAACGGATTCAC